GCCGCCTCGTCATAAGTCGCCCTCGCCAGCCGTCTGACGAGTAGCAAAATACTTGAGGCAACGAGCCTAGCTCGGTAACAAAAAACCTGAGTCAATGCGCCGGCAAAAGTAATTGTCGCTGGACAGCATCTTCATCCCAAAGCCATCTCAGCTAAACGATGATCTCGAATGCAAGCCTGGGATGGTCATTGGCGACTTCGACGATCCGAACTACAGAGCCACGGTAGAGGCATGGGTTAGGCGTTGTGTGCGGCACCGACCTCAGCAGCCGACCGAGGAGCAGATTCAGCACGAGCTTGCTCAACTGACGGCGGAACGACTTAAAGAACTCGCGGGACTGAGTGGCCCTGAGTACCATGCTGCGATCGATCGACAGGTGCGCATTTTGAGCATGGCAATAGCGCCGGACAACGATCACCTTTGGCAAGCGTATGCCGACGGTTACTCAGGGGTCTGCATTCAAATGCATCTCACCCCGTGGCTTAACGCCTACCGCGTGAAATACTGCGACGAGGTGCCGATTCTCGACCTGGCCGATGACGAATCATTTTGTGCTCTCGATATGACCGCACTGCGCAAACGCTTGAAGTGGTCCTATGAAGGCGAGGCACGCATTATTTTGCAAGAGCCTGCGCTACCCCACGATCCGACATTGGTCGACCAAAAACTGGCCTTCGACCCACGCAGAATCAAAGCAGTGGTTTTCGGATATCGCGTCGAACCGGACAAGCTTGCTGAGCTTCAATTGATCTTGCGGGGCCGAGGTGTACCTTTGTACATGGCATACGGGGGCGTCCCGCATCGTGCGTTGAAGTTGCACGCGCTGGGAGGCTCCTAGCTACGGCGTTGGACCGAGAAAGTAATTTCCCCGAGCGTCCGCTTCCGAGCGATTCGACCGTCCCCTGAGGGTCGGCATCTGTCGTCGGCGTCGCGTTTGCCAACGGTGCGGTGCGCGCCTCGTCGTCGGGCCGGATCCGACCCACAACAGCCTTTCGATCTCGTGCGAGGACTACGGCAGGTGGCAAACCGGAGCGCCCATTCGTCGTCCGTCTGCGCTGACTTGCTGGCCATAGCCGACGCTGGGGGGGCAGGTGGCAATGCGCCGGCCCCGGGTTGGTTTGCTGAGGCTCGCAAGCCGGTCTCCGGATGGTAGGTCACCGTGGCACGCGCCGTCCCCAAAACACTACGTACATCACCCGCACTGGCATCGAGTTCGACCCCAACGCACATTCGGTGCAAAAGTTACAATCCTCACTTGGCCAACGAATCTTCCAGATCTCGGCGTCACTAATCACGGCGCCATTCAGTTAATGTCCGTCTAGCTTCAATATCAGCTTAGCCTTGCCGTCCAATCCCGATAGCAACTTATCCTTCGAAGTTTGTGAAAAATGATCCCATAGTTCGCGTGCGACCGTGCATAAAAATAGGCGATGCACGATAGTTTCGCCTTTACAGAATATATCGACCGCAGATTCCGTAATTTTGACATCGTATGCGGTTTTAGATAACTCCGTCCGATTGTTCCAAATTCCGGGCAACTGGCCGTGGACGATCGACGAGATGAGGTTATACCACGTTTCAAGGTCGCCAATAAGCGACAAGTGTTGCTGCGACTGCGCAAAATCAACCGTGTGGTATTTATGGAACTCAATTATTTCATTTTTATCTATAAAATATTTTGGATTTCTTGCAAGCGTCTCCAATTCTTTCGCATGACATCGAAAAAACGTATAGTAGAGTGCGTTTTCCAGCATGCTTCTTATCGAACCGGCTGCGGCTCTATATAGCGCTAACGACAGGCTAGCGGCAACCAGTTGCCCCGCCGTTTGCATTTCTCGAACGAAGCTCAAGGCTGGATTTCCTTGATCGGCGGCCTCTAATTGCTTAGACCATATAGCCATCCTCAGGCTCGCGTTTGAAATTTTTTCGACAGCCATATTATTGGAAAGGAATGTTTTTACATTCTCATTCCAGTCAACAGTCGTGAGCGCACTCTTTAAATATCTGGATGGCATATTGTGTTAGCGATTGTGTCTTTCCGATATGCCTTTCAGATACTCGTCATCGCGCTTTTCGCCAGCCAATAGGTTAAATAGCTCCTGCCTTTGCTCCTTAGATGAATGAAGGAAAAATGTCTCTACTATTCTACTCACGCTGCTCTCCGCGGATAGATTATTGGCCACGTTGCTGTCAACCTTGTTTAGAATATTCAGCAACGCTGCCTTGCTGAGCCGCTTTCGCTTAATGATCTGGATTATCTCGTCAAGCAGCTCCTCGGGCGCATTGCTCCTATTTTCCCGCTCTAACTCGGATTTTTCTGCGCTGAAGATTACTTGTGACCATGCCCCGTGACCTTCAATTGCTGAGTAAACAGTATCCACTATCTCAGAAAAATCAAAGCCAAAGTCAGGGCTGCGCAATATATTGACAACCACGCGGCGTTCATTTTGAGAAAATTCCTCTTTTAAGAGGGAGGAAGTGAAGATCCTAATTAGGCGGTCGCGAACATCTTTTTTACTCATTTCGATGTGCCTATTTTTGAAATAAACTCGACAGTAACTGCGCGAAGATTCTGAAATGCTTCGGTACTATAAGAGGCACTGCTGTGCCAAACGAAGCCCTTCCCACCCTCCGGATCAGAGAAAGCCTTGTACTTTTTCAGAGTTCTGTCGAGGCAATATTTACCATATCGGGGATTGCTGCGGATCTCGGATTCTTGTTTCGATATGCCCGTTCGCGGAGCAAGATTAAATAAAATGTGAGGAGTTACCGCCGGCCCAACACCGCCCTTCGCCCTAATAAACTCCATCATCAATCCAATACCACGAGTCGAAAATTTCTGAGGGCTTACCGGTATTAAAACATGCTGCGAATTTTGCAACGCTGTTTTCGTAAATAATGAGCCGGCAGGATGGCAGTCGATGAATATATAATCATACTGCTCACGGCATTCATTTATGAATTTCTGAAACCGCTCTTCGATGGGTTTCGTGTTCGCGTTTGCCTGCCCCAAGGCGACGTACATCAAATCCAATGTTGATGGAATGATGTCGAAAATATTTCCTCCGTGCATCGTCATGACTCGAGTCGCAAGTGTTGATACAGGGGGCGGTTTGTGATTACCCGGAACCTGCAATTGATACGGGTTCAAATCGGAATCATCTTCCAACAGAATCGCGATGGAGGTCTTCCGTTGCTTTTCCAAATCAAAATACGTTTTAGCAGGCAGATAAGCTTGCGAAAGATTAAACTGCGGATCGTAGTCGATCGCAAGAACCTTCACTGGAGCCGCGCCCGTTCGCACCATGCGCGTTAGCATGCCGGCGACGTGAATCGCAACGGTGGTCTTGCCAACGCCGCCCTTCATATTCATGACAGTTACTACTTGCCCCATAGGTCCGCTCCGATATTTGTTTTCTTAGTGGTCAAGTCAGCCGTAGCGCGCAGTGAACCATGACGCCCAAATTTTCGCAAATTCTGGACTCATCGGGGCCGCATATGTGAAAAAAAGTTGTTCATTGCGTCCGACGCTTATTTTTCAGTGGTCACCTCCCGATGAGCGTCTGTTTCCTGTGCGGAGCGGTCGCTCGCATGACGCCATGAGCGCCGCGGCGAGTGGCTCCACGTGGCCGGCTGCGGGAGATCGCGAACGGCCGCTTCGTAGAAGCGAAACACGAAGGATCCGTCGCCGCGCGTCAGACCGTTTTGGAGAAACCCGACGGGCAGAAATGGGTCGGCAGCGGTCCTCGGTTGTATCTCCAGCTCAGTGTTCGTGAACGCCCACCAATCTCGGTGAACGCGTTGCCAATTTGATTGATCACATTTTCCGAAACACGCATCTCGGGCTATTGGCTTCGGTCGATCACATCCAATCGATCGAGCTTGCCCACTAGATCCTCGGCCCGCAAATGCGTATACCGTTTCAGCATCTGCATCGATTTGTGGCCGCTGATCGTAGCAACCTCTTGATCGCTCAGCCCGGCTTCGACCAGCCGACTCACGGCCTCGTGGCGTAGATCGTGGAAATGTAAGTCAGCTAAACCAACTGTCTGCACGATGCTCGCCCAGAGCTTCTGAAACACGTAGGGCTTGCGCTTCCCGTCTCGCCCCGGCTCTCCGAAGAACACGAGATCGACGTCAATCGGCCGGATAGGATTGTCCAGCGCCGAGCGCAGAATTTCGACCGCCACCCGCGTCAGCGGAACCAAGCGTGCGCTGCCGTTCTTGGTGTCCTTGAGGGTAACGACCCGGCGGTTCAGATCGACTTGTGAGCGGCGCAGGCCCGTGATCTCCGATGAGCGCATGCCGGTTTCGACGGCCAGCCGCACAATCCATCCGAGCATCGGATTGCTATGGGCATCGGCGGCCGCGAAGAGCCGTTGCTGCTCTTCTGGCGTCAAGCGTCGATCCCGGCCAGCGCCGGGACTAGGCTTTCGGATGTTGGCGACTGGATTGAACGTCAGGCCGATCCCCCACTCCTGAATCGCAACCCGGAACAGATGCCCGAGCATCGCCAGCTCGATGCGCACGGTGTTGTTCGATTTGCCAACAGCCAACCGTTCGTCGCGGTACTTGGCGACGAGTTCGGCACTAACGGCCGCCATTGAATACTTCCCGAAGAACGCAGCCAAGTGCTGCGAGGTGAAGCGCTCGCTGCGCTGCGTGGTCGCCTTCTTGGTGACCGACACCTCGTCCATGTACCGCTTCAGCGCGGCCGACACTGTAAGCTTTTCGGAGGGAGCACGCGACAGGTAGACACCCCGAACCATCTCATCTTCCGTCCGGCGAGCCCAATCCTCGGCATCGCGTTTGGTGCGGAAAGTCTTGATCGTGGTCGGCCAACCGTTCTTGCGAACGATCGCTTTCCAGTTGCCTGATTCTCGTTTTTGGATGACGGCCATGGTGCCCTTCTGACGGCGCAGTGTACCAACACTGTACCGGGAGGGCCCAAAAAGCGACAAGGGGTTACGCGAAAATCACGTAACCCCTTGATTCTACTGGTGCCGGCTGCAGGACTCGAACCCGCCACCTGATGATTACAAAGCTCCTGAAATCGCCAACACTTTCAATGTCTTATGGAAAACTCACGTTCCCAATCGTGCGAAGTATACCACGCCCTCAGCCTTATCAGACGGTGCCTGCACCTCGATTGGAAACGTTTGTTCTCAGACGACGATCTCGCATGTAAGGACCGGGTCAGCGCAAACGAACATCGTTCCAACCTTCGACATGAGCCTTTGCCCAAACTGCGTGTTGTGCTCATGGCACATAGGTGCAATCCAAACGCCTACCCTGTGCAGAGCGTCATCGGCCTTGGGTAGCGAAACGTGCGCGCCATCGGTCGCATCCTCATCACACCCATCCACTGAGCAATGGGTAGCCTCCGACCCGGCATACTTCGACCAATGGACGATCCAGGACTCGCACGCGCAGTCGAGTCCGCTCGTGTTGTTCTCGTTTTGCATCGTCATGGAGTCTTTCGCGCGGACGCGCTTGGGAGAGGAGATACCCCAACCATTGGGCAAGTGCAGCCCAGCATCTCTGCCGAACTCGGACAAATCTGATAAAAGTGGCATTGGCTTGAGCGCGGGCACTGGCCTGCCTATCATTGCGACGTGTTCGAAACAGCGAACACCCGGATTGGCGTCCGGAACACAGAAGGCAGGCGATAGGCCACGGTTCGGCCTATCGCCTGCGCGTCATGTGCCTATGGTCGGGCCTTGACAGGGGAGCCTTCGGGCTCGCCGGCTTCTTCTGTGCCGGTACGCCAACCTTGTCTCGTGCCCGGCCACCCTGCGTGGCACGGGATCCGGGACGATGAACCCGCAGAAGGAGCCCTGTGCCATGCGCGACCGCCTCACTGATCCTACGCCTCAACAATCCCTCTTCGATGTCGCTATGATCCGCATCGATCGCTGCAATGCTCTGGCAACACTGCTTGCGGTCGAAGACGTTGCATCGGCATTTGCAAACCTTTCCGCGCCCGAACAAGCCGCGATATTTGGGACGTTCGAAGAGGCGCTGCAAGAGGCCCGGGATGCCTTGCTGCACACGGTCACGGACAAGCACTGATGTCGTGCCCCCAAGCAACCGGCGATTCCGCTTAGCGTCACTCGCGCAAGGAACGGCTCTGTTCGTAAAGCTTTGCACGGCACCTGCACGCCGGAACAGGGCTAATACCGACAAACTTAGTCAATCAACACATGCAAGTCGACGCGCGACGCGACAGCTCGCACCACTTTGTGTGTGCCGTGTCCAGGATTCGCGGCTGTCTCGACCGACACCAACCCCGCGGCAAGCAACGCGTCAACGTCGCGTTTCACCGCACTGCGATCGCGATGCAGGCGCGCGGCAATCGCCGAGATAGAAGCCGGTTCGGCCTTAATCGTGCGGAACAGACCAATGCGCGCCTGGGTGAGCAACTGCGCAACCTCGCTCGGGTCGTCGAATGTGACGATGTGCGTTTCAGCAAGTCGTTCGCCGCGATCGATCTGGCGCGCGAGGCGCTTGCCCCGCGCGAAGAATTCCGCCTCTGTACCGGTTTCGATTCGGGTCTTACTCATGATGATGTGCTCCGCAATGCGGTCCAGTCACGCGCGAACTGGTCCTCGATGTCCTCGAAGCTGACGAAGTCGACCGGCTCCACCAGACCAAAATAGTGCCGATGATGGTAGCCGTGCGCGTTGTCGTAACCGATCACCCGCCCGTTGTCACCCTGGTAGACCTCGTGGTTGATATAAGCGAGGTTGTAGCGAGTGACGCGACCAGTTGCGTCGACCCAGACCTCGCGCCTCAGTTCGCCGTTCCCTCGTCGCTTCGTGATGACGTGGCGCTCGTCATGGATTTTCGTTTCAGCCATGATGCAATATATCATGCCTGATCGGCTTACGTAAAGCCTACGAGCCGAAAAGAGGTTCTTGTTGCGTTGCACACACGTGCATGGCAACGCACGGTTCCCACCCCCTCCTCAACAGCCCGCCCCCCCGAGCCATGCGGCACGGCGGACCTGATGGCTGAGTGCATGGAAACCGCCAGGTCAATCGAATCCGCAGGCGGGGAGGGGACTGCGGCGTCCAGAGCTAAGCAGGGGCTGGTACCATCGCATCACTAAATGAGAAGTCGGAGTTCAAGCATGTCTTGGCACCACGGGGATTATTTAGCACTCACGCAAGCAACCGTAGCCGCACTGGCGATCGTTGGAGCATATGGCGTCGTCTTAGCGCAGGAAAGCTTCCAGAAGCGGAGGAACCTACGCTCTGACCGTGCGTTGCGGGACGGTATTGCATTGCTCACACAACGGGCAAATACGCTGTTTGAGCGAATTAAGAACACTGATCTTGCTCGTGAGCTGAACGCTACAGGGCATGCCACCGCCGAGATCGAGAAGTATCGAATGTCGATCAGGCGAAGAGCGCAGTCCATGCTCGCTTCGCTTGATCAAATACCCCTTAGTGCCGCGGCGCACGCCGATTGCGTTGACGTAATTTTGTACCTGCGAGAGGGATTAACCGAGCTTGAGGCACTGTTTGGCGACTGTGCCATCGAGCGTGGGCGACCAACAGGTCCAGCAGCGGCACGCTTCAACGACGCGTGCAAGCAGATCATCCTCGCTCTGCAAGAATTGGGATTGACACCTGTTACGGTGTTCGATGCAGCTCGCAGCCAGTTCCTAGGCAGCACACAGCAAAGCGACGGGACCGGGATGGGCCGCCTACCAATTAACGGTCATCGTTGAGATTCTATCGGCAAACCGTTATTTCGGTGGTACGTGCGCCGCGCCCCTCTGAAAGGGTTAGTGGTCCCTATTGATCATTTTTCTCTCAACATCAGCCGCAATCCAGTGCGAATGGGTACCATCCGAATTGCAAACGATCGATAGCGATATCACGCGGTCAAATCCATGGAGGCAGGCGTGGCGGAACAAGGTGGAGCAGCAACGCAGGAAGGCATTTATTACCAAAACACTATCGCGGCGCGCTATTTGGCAGATTTACTTGAATTGAGTCAGCAGCCCCCGCGCGACCGCGTTGTTGAAGTCCGCGTCGAGGCGCCGGCTGATGTCGACGATATCGTCGTTCGCTATGCCGACGGCCATCGCGACTGGATACAAGTCAAGACCGACCTCACCGCATCAGGCGAGGCTTGGGGACGCTTGTGGGAAAACCTAGGTCGGCAGCGAGTCAGCCCTCAGTTTGGAGCTGAGGACCGTTTGCTCGTCACAATTGGCGAGCCCGGCGAGGCTCCGCTGGCCCTCAGGGAAATGTGCGCACGAGCTGAAACGTCAGTCGACCTGGACGAACTCCAAACCCGCCTTACTAAAAAACAGAAGATGATGCTGGTGAGCGTATTGAAAGCGCTCGGTGACATCGCATTGCCGATCGAAGTTCTGCGTCGGACTACCATTGAAATTAAGCCACTTTCTGAGGTCGAGAGGGAATTTTCAGTTAGACGGTTAGGTAGCGCCTTCTCCCTTCCCATCCAGCTACTGTCAAATTTGCGGGACATCGCTGGCGGTGGTGCCCGTAGGAAGCAGCTCTTCGTTGCCCCGTTGCTGAGGCAGCGTTTGAAAAGCCAATTCGGCGTCGACATTTCTGAACCGCTCGATTGGGGACTCTCGGCGTACCGCGCTACCGTGCTAAGGCTTTCGCGGCTTGACATACCTGGGACGGGACGATCAGGTTCATCTGAAGAGCTTTTTATCTGGCCGCGCGCGAGCGAATACCAAACCGGCGCGCTATCTGATTTCGAAGATGAAATCCCCGGGGTAATGGCGATACCGCAAAGAACGACTATTGAACTGCAAGACTTTCCTTGCCCCGGCCTGGACCGATGCGTAATCGTCGCCGGCCCGGGGCATGGCAAATCAGCACTGCTCCAGGCAGTCGCTGCCCGACTGACGAGTTCCCCCTACGTCCCAGTAGTAGTTCCCTTGCCATCGTTTGCGGACCGAGGTGCACACGTTCTCGACTACATCAATAACGAAGTGAATCGAGAAATGAACATCCGCGCGGACTGGAATCGTTTAGCCGAGCAGGGGTTGCTCGTTCTCCTATTTGATGGACTTGACGAGATTCCTGCCGGCAAACGCCGAATCGCACTCGGGAACATCGCCACTTTTTCCGCGCGATTTCCTTCCGTCCCATGGTTGCTGACCGTGCGCGACCCTGTGGCTTTGTCGGGACCAATTGATGCACAGAAGATCGAGTTGCTCCCCCTAGACGAAAGTGATATTGAGCGCTTTCTGAAAACGGCGAAGAGCACGCTTGGCACCCGGGGTGACGTCGACCGCCTGATGCCACAACTTCGGAATTACCCAGATTTGCAGCGCTTGACCCGCATCCCATTGTTCCTAATGATGCTGGTGGCTCTGATCGATACGGCTGGAAACTTGCCCAATGGGCGTGCGGACCTAATCGAACTTTATCTGAAAACTCTGTTCAGCCCTTTCGAACACAAACCGATTGCCTCGGACGGCCGCAGTAGTGCACAACTTCGTCACGTAGCTGAAGCGCTCGCATTCGAACGTCTTGAGAAGCAAGAAATTGGCGCAACGGAGCGAGAAGTGCTTGAGATAGCTGCGCGGATCTCAACCGACTCCGAGCCGCCTGAGTCTGTACTCAGTCGCCTCCAAACGCATGGCGTATTGCGCCGGCAGAGTGCTTTGCGGCTGCAATTTCCATATCCGATCGTTCAGGAATATCTCGCCGCATGTCATCTCATTCGCGAGCAACCGGAGTTGCTCGCACATCGGATATCTGACGCGATACAACGCCCATGGGCTCAGGTAATTCAATTCGCACTTGAATTGCATGACTCACCTCAAAGTCTTCTGATTCAAATGATGAATCAGAATGATGACGCGTTCGCCACAGGTTTGCGGCTGGTGGGTCGCTGCGTCGTGAACGGGGCGACAGTCAGCGCGCAGACGCGAGTTGAGATTGCCCGTCGGCTAACCGTTGCTTGGGGAAAGGCCACGTGGCGCAACTGCGATCGCATCGGGCGATTATTGATAGACGGCTTTTGCCAACCACTCATTCCCGAGTTACGGCAGGCACTTCATAATCCGTGGCTTTGGCACAATGGAGCAGGGGAGATTATTCAATTAGTCAACGACCCAGAGCTTACAGAGTCAGTATTCAATTCACTCTTTGACCGAAACGATGACCGACTTCCAGGCTTTTATCCACTGATGCCCGCATTATCCCAGATCGGAGAAAAGGTATTTGAAATATGCATCGATATATCGCGCAGAAACAATGTTCATCAGGACCATTTGGAGGATTATGGATGGATAATATCGTCACTTGATCCGACTTCCGTTTCCGGCGACCGCATTCGGGAAATCTCCAACGATGAGAGTCTCCCGGACGTAATCCGTCTGTCCGCTCTTTCGATGCGCCCACACGCCCTAAGCTCCGCTGAACAGGAGCTAATGACGCGCACAACGCGCAGCGATGCTCGTCCTATCCGCACTGCCACTTGGCGGCTCCTAGGCCGATTGGAAAATGCAGAGGAGGTGGTAATGTCGATTCTGCAGGACGAGTCGGTGCCGATGCCGTTCCGGTGTGAACTCGCTGACTTCTACTCTAGCCGGGTTTCCGAGACGAACACCGCGCGCTCGTTTGAAGAAACCTGCGTGCGATCCGATTCATTGCCACCAATTATCCGTGACAGGATGCGTGTACTCTTCGCCTCCCACGGAGACAGAGAAGCCTTTGACGCACTTGTTGTTCAAATTAGCACATTGCAAACTGAAATTGCTGGAGGTACGCTTTCGCTCCTGAGCCACTACCCGGAGTTGGAGGTCGGCGTATCGGCGGCCGACTCGATGCGAATCCGTGTAAAAAATGCTTCCGAGGCAGTGTATTTTGCGCGGAATGCTGTCGTTGGGCTCACTTATAGGGTTGAGATGCACGGCCTATCCATGGCATCATTGCACCCGGCCCGTCGACATCCGGCCACGGACGTCTGGCGGGATGTAATTGAAGGCTGGCTCGAACGCTACGATGCGACTTCCGTGGAATACATTAGTCTTTTGACCGACGCCGCTGCATTGGGGTCGCATAAGGCGATAGGAGAGATAGAGACGATCATCCTAAATCTCGACCCAGACGCGCCCGACTTCGAAGCGGAAGATGGTACTGGGCAGGCAATCAGGTCTGCGATCGAGAAGCTTCTTGCTGCGAGAAAACAGCTTCCACTTTCTACTGCGGAGAGACTCGTGCGAGCCAAGCGGGCGAATGTCCCGTTTGCGGGAATAGATGCAATTGCATCGAGAGCCAATAAGGAGGCGCTTGATTTAATGATTCGTCTTTATAACGAGGGACTTGATTGGCCCGCGCGGTCTGGATTAGCGGATTCGATCGAAGTGCTCTCTGGCAGATTGGGAGTGACGGTCAGAAGCACAGCTCAAGGGCTAACCGTCCAATCCCCGGCGGCAACTTCTAGTTGAATTCGGCAAAGTGCGCCCATCAGCAGTTCGAACCGACTAGGGTGAAGGTGGCGAATCATGCTGCATCAAGCCGGGAACCGGAGAAAGTTCATAGTCGTCGAACCGCACCACCTCTTCACCGATCCAGTCGTTCAACTCGGCGAACCGGGTCTGTAGCGGCTTTATTTCGTTCCTCCCGAACACGCGCGCGGCCGTATCCGGCGTACCGAACCCGCCCGAGTTGCTCGGCACAATTCCGAGCAACTGCGGGGGCACGCGATGTGCGGCAAGCAGGTCGTCGCGCGTCACGTTCTTGATGTTGAAGAACTCATCCTTCGCAGCCACCTCGGACACGGGAATGAGCTGAATGCCATCCTTCTTCCCGTTCGGCGCGTACATGAACACGTTGCGGAAGTTGCCCGGCCCCTTCGCGTTCTTCAGCGCCTCACGCATGTTGTCGACGTCCTCTTGCTTCTGTGCCGCGTCGGTCATGTACAAGATGAAGCCGGCGTGGCTGCCGTTCTCGTAGTACTTGCGCCGGAACAGCGTCGACGACTCGTTCAACCACGCGGAGTGCAGCGCCCCGAGATACTCGGGCAGCCCGTACACCTCTTGGTTGATGTCCGGCCGCATGAGCTGGAAGACGCTGTCCGGCTCGAACTCGTGTCGGTCCTGCCAGCCATTCACGTAGACGAAGCCGCTGAAATCCGCCTTGCGTCGCGTGTATTTCGCCAACGCAGGCTCAAACCGCAAGGTCCCACCGAGTCGGTTGCGTCGGCGCTCGAGGTAGCCGTTGCCGAAGGTCAAGAAGTCAAGCGCCCATCGCTCGAACGCCTTGCGCGACAGCCACTTGTGCGGGCGGAACGTCGACGCCAGTACGTTCGCCTTGAAGTAAAGCGCCGAACTGTGATGCGTGCTTGCTCGAAACGACTTGGCCAAGCCGGAAAAGTTGACCGGCGGCTCGAACCACTCGCCGTTCGACCAGCATTCGACGTAATCAAGAACGTCGGCGCGGTTCATCACCGGCGTCGGATCGTCGAACGTGAATATCTCGCCGCGCATCGGTGCTGCGCCAACGGTCGTCGGGTCGGGCGCGGACTCCAGCGGGGATGACGCTCGCGATTGGCGCTCGCTCATGAATAGAACTCCGTGAAAGATGAAGCGTTCGTGTCCGCGCCGGCAAGCGGCTCGCGGTCGATCGCGTGCAGGCATGCCCACGCTAAGTCGGCGTGGCCGGTCTCCTCGTTTCTGACCGCCGTGAACGTCGCCTGTCGGCCGCTCGCCGTCATCGTCTGCTTGATCGCCATGAACGATGCAGCCACATCCGTCCAGCTCGCGTCGAATTGAAGCCGTCCGTTGCGGATGACTGATTGGCCCTTCAGCACCAGACGCGTTTTCACTTCGGGCGAGTAGTTCAACGCAACGACCGCCGGGTAGAACTTGCGCACGAGTTGGTAGACGCCCTGCCCCATGCCCGTCGTGTCGATTGCGATGTACCCGACGCTGTAGCGTTGCGTGATCTGCTCGATCGCGGCGGCCTGCTCTTCGAAGTCGTTGCCGCGGAACTGATGGCGCTCGAGGATGCGAAACGGCCCTCCTTCGACACGCGGCGGCGCAACGACAACGAGCCCCGCCGAGTCGCCCGTGAGCGCTGGGTCGTAGCCGACCCACACCTCCCGGTAGCCGAACGGGCGCAGAAGCAGCGGCGAGAAGTCGTCCGCCCACTCTTCCCACGAGTCGACCATGCATCGCTGAAGCTCGGACAGCTTGAATACCGACAGCGAGTCGTCGATGAACTGGCACATCAGCAGATTGGCGAATTCCTCGGCGCTGTATTCACGGCGCAGCTCGTCGATGTCGAAGAGATCGCAGCCGCCCGCCATCGCATCAAGGATCGTGACGATCTGGCGCCACTGCGCATCCGGGCACAACATGCCCCGCACGAGCGCGTCGTGGCTCGTATCGATCTCGACGCGATCACCGGCTGCTCGGCCTCGGTTCGCGTGCGCCCCGCTCCAAAAGGAATGGGCCTCGTGGGTAATGCTTGACGGCGTGCTGAAGTAGGTCTTGCGCCAGCGTTTGTGCATCGCCATGCCTGACGCCACCTTGTTCAGCTCGCGAAACCTGGGCACCCAAAAGTACTCGTCGAAATAGAAATTGCCGTGGTACGACTGCGCCGTCCGCGCGTTCGTCCCCAGGAAATACAAAATCGCTCCGTTCGGCAAAACGATCGGATCGCCCGTCAGCTCCACCTCGGCCGCCTCGCGAGCGAACTGCGTGATGTACTGCTTGAAGACGTGTGCCTGCGCCTTGCTGGCGGACAAAAATATCTGGTTTCGGCCGGTCTCGAGTGCGTCGACAAAGGCCTCGCGCGAGAAATACCACGTCGCGCCGATTTGTCGCGACTTCAGGATGTTGCGCGTTCGCCGGTCGCCGTTGCGGTACCAGACCTTCTGGTAGTCGAAGAGCGATTCGCGAAACGCCGCTACGATCCGTCCGTGCTGTTCCTCCCCGATCTCGTTGCGACTCGGCCGCCCTTTCCGCCCCGCATTGCGCGCCGCGATATTGGGGTTTAGATCGCTCTCCTTCCCCGTCTCTCCATACTTTCGAACACGCGCGAGCCGCTCGATCTGGCGGCCGAGCAGGTCGATCTCCTTGTAGTCCGCGCCGTCCTTTTTCTCCTTCGCGATCAGAACCGTGAGCCGCGTTTCTGCCGCCGCCTCGATGCGCTCGATCGGCGTCGATTCCTTCCATCGATCACGTCGGCACCAGGATGCAACCGTAGGTGGCTTCAATTCCAGATGCCGCGCGATAGAGGCAATGCGCCAACCCTGCCAGTAAAGCGCGCGCGCGAGGTTGCGCACGTTCGCTTCGCGGTGATTGATGGCTGTCGTATCGAGCATGCGGCAAGCCTAGAACTTCGCGCACGCGCGAGCACGCGCGGCAGTGCGTGCCCAAATCCGCCACGCACGCCCAGCGTTGAGTCTCGCCGGTCGAACGCCGAACATGAAAGCACGCTCACTCAATCGCGGCGGTTCAGCCGCTCACTATGGCAACGAACAAGACGAAATACTTTCGCGTCGCAGTCGAAGGGGCAACCGTCGACGGTCGAGAGATCAAGCGTGAATGGCTCACGCAGATGGCGAAGAACTATGACCCCGAGCTGTATGGCGCCCGGTTGAACGTCGAGCACGTAAAGGGATACGCCCCGCTCTCCGCGAGCAGCCCGTTCGGCGCATACGGCGACGTGCTCTCGCTCGAGGCGCGCGAGATCGACGATGGACCGCTGGAGGGAAAAATGGCGCTGTACGCCAGGATCGATCCGACCGAAGAGATGGTCGCGCTATCGAAGAAGCGACAGAAAATTTACACGTCGATCGAGGTCAATCCCGCTTTCGCCGATATTGGCGAGGCGTACCTCGTAGGCCTAGCGGCTACCGACGATCCCGCAAGCCTCGGCACCGAAGTCCTGAGATTCGCCGCCAAGCGATCGAACAATGTCTTTTCCGCGCCGTGCGAAACGGCGATCGAGTTCGACGCCGACATGGACTCGCCAAACCTTCTTTCGATCGTCAAGACGATGTTCGCCCGCAATCGCACGACCGACGACCAACGGCACCTCGACGTGCGCCGCGCAATCGAAGAGGTCGCCAACTTCGCGACCCGGCAGGCCCGCGACGCTGCGGCGTTCCGTGTGGCACTGAACACCGCCCGCCAGGATGCGGCTGACGCCAAGCAGCGTGCCGCCGAAGCCGTGGCCGCAGTCGAATCGCTCACGGAGAAGCTCTCGTCTTCAGACAACGGAGCGCCGCGTCGGCAACCCTCGACGGGTTCGACCGGCGAACTCGTGACCGACTGCTGACCCTGCCCACGCGCACACCCCGGAGCCACCATGAAAAAGGAAACGCGCCTCGCATACAGCAAGTACGCCGCGCAAATTGCCCAGCTCAACGACACGGTCGACGTCTCAACGAAGTTCACCGTCGAACCGTCCATCCAACAGACGCTGGAAACCAAAATTCAGGAGTCGAGCGCATTCCTCAAGCGCATCAACGTGCTGCCCGTGACCGAGCTCGAAGGCGAGAAGCTCGGCTTGTCGGTGTCCGGCCCGGTCGCAAGTCGAACGGATACGACCCAGGCAGACCGGAAACCGGTCGACCCTACCGGCCTCGATAGCGGCAAGTATCGCTGCGAGAAGACGGACTACGACACGGCAATCCCCTACCGCAAGCTCGACGCCTGGGCGAAATTCCCGGATTTCCAGCAGCGCATCCGCAATGTGATCGTGGCTCAGTGCGCACTCGATCGAATCATGATCGGGTGGAACGGCGTAAAGGCTGCATCTACCACGGACAAGGCCACCAACCCTCTGCTGCAAGACGTCAACATCGGCTGGTTGCAACAGTATCGAGATCGCGCGGCGCAACGCGTGCTGCACGAGGGAACGAAGGAAGCCGACAAGGTGCTCATCGGCAAGGACGGCGACTACGTGAACCTCGACGCGCTCGTGATGGATATCGTCTCGTCGATGATCGACCCTTGGTTCCAGGAAGACACCGGGCTTGTCGTGATTTGCGGCCGCGAGTTGCTGCATGACAAGTACTTTCCCATCGTCAACACGACGCAAGCGCCCACGGAGCAACTGGCAACCGATCTCGTCGTCAGTCAGAAGCGCATCGGCAATCTGCCAGCCGTGCGCGTGCCCTTCTTTCCCAAACGGGCGCTGATGGTGACGAAGCTGGAGAACTTGTCGATCTACTTCCAAGAGAGCGCCCGCCGGCGTGCATTGATCGACAACCCAAAGCGGGACCGGATCGAGAACTACGAGTCGTCGAACGATGCTTATGTCGTTGAGGATTTCGGGTGCGGCTGCGTCGCCGAAAACATCGAGCTGGCGGCGGCATGACGATTGCCACGCCCGCTCGCGCTCACTTCGCCCGAGTCACAGCCGCGCGAGCAGCAGCCGCGACCGAGCCCCACCAAACCATGGCGGGCGCGACGCCATACGAGCTGATGCTCGCCAAGCTCGCCGCCGATCGTCGCACGCTCAAGGGCGTGCAATCCGTCTCGCGGAAGGTCGAGCTCAAGCGGAAGCTGCTGCCTGAGTACGTCGATTACGTCACAGGCGTCCTGAGCGGCGGCCGCGGTGCGCAAGACGACGTGCTCGTCATGGTGATGATCTGGCGGATCGACGCGCACGACTATGACGGTGCGCTCTCGATTGCTTCATATGCGTTAGCGCATCGCCTCACCCTGCCCGAGCCGTTCGAACGATCCCTGGCATCGGTCGTCGCTGAGCAGTTCGCGGACGCCGCGCTGTCGGCATTCATGGACGGCGGCTCGTTCGACGCCGCGCGCCTCGAGCGCGTCGACGAGCTCACGCACGATGCCGACATGCACGATCAAGTGCGAGCGAAGCTCTACAAGGCACTCGGCTATGCGTTGCAAGAGGCCGATCCGCCTCGCTCGCTTGGATATCTGCGCAGCGCGCTGTCGTTGAACGATCGTGTCGGCGTCAAAAAAGACATCGATCGGCTCTCGAAGTTGGTCGAGACGGTAAGCCGTCCCGCCGAAGGCGACACCTGCACGTAAAGAGCCCAACCCGGCAAGGCGGCACCGGCGTTCGCTCCCCTACCCCATGATGGGAATGGGAATCGAGCGCCGGTCCACCGCCTCCTTCCCAGCTTTCAAGACCATGAACAGCTTCATTGCGATCGCCGATCCGGCGACACCTGCTGCACCCGACGCTCGCAAGACCGTCACGAACGACGGCTGGTTTCCCGACATCGATCTCCAAGAGCTACGGGAGGGCATGCGCCTCGACGGCACGGTGACGCACGAGCGATTGCACCTAGCCACAGTCGATGCGATTGCCAGCGTGAACGATGAGCTTCGGGCTTGGAAAGCAGCTCGGCGCGCCGAAGGCCATTCCGATCTTGTGAGTGTTCCCGCCCCGCGGATCGACGGCGTCAGTGGAAACGTTCAACGCTACCGGCGTGCTGTCTACAACCAGGCGCGAGCTGATTTGACCGAACAGTACCGCTCCTACGACGCCACCAAATCCGGCGGACAGCATGCAGAGGATCTCCAAGAGACGGTCTCCGAGTCGCGCCGCAACGTCCGCTGGGCGCTGAGCGACATCCTCGGCATGGCGCGCTCGACGATCGAGTTGATCTGACGATGAACGTGCGTGCCCTACAAGGCGACACCGTGGACTCGCTGTGCTGGCGTCACTACGGTCGCACGGAAGGCACCGTGGAAGCCGTGCTGGAGGCGAACGCCGATCTAGCCGGCCTCGGCGCCGTGCTTCCGGTTGGAACCGTCGTCTTTATGCCTGCGCTCGGCGTTGCGGCGAATACGAAGCCGCTAGTGCAACTCTTCGACTGACCTGGAGGCTCTTGCGTGACTGGACCGAACGCTTCTACGACGGCAACGTTGCCGGCCGCCATCGGCATGGCAAGCCTCGCGCCCGGCATGGATGGAGATGCATTGATCGGGGCGTTCACGGGCGCGGCTCTCGTCGTTGTTACGTCGCGGGACATCAGTGTCGTGCACCGCGCCACGTACATGTTGGTTTCCCTCGTCATGGGTTATCTCGCCGCGCCTGAAATCGTCCATGCAACGCCAATCCGTTCGACGGGTGTAGCTGCGTTCTTCGCTGCGGCGCTCGTCATCGCCGTGACGCTTCAGCTCATCGAACGGATCAACAGGCTCGATCTCCTCTCGTTGCTCCGCAAAGGGAAGTGACATGGCCTTCGCATTCCCATTGATATCGCTTGCGGCGCACCTGGCAGCACTCATACGCCTGCTCACGTATCAGCGAAACGGCGCTCGGCATCGGCACCGCGTGTCCTGGCTTGCATGGGCGCTTGTCGTTGTGATCGGCGGCTCGTTGATCCAGTTGACCCTAAACCCAGAGCGCGCCGGCTTTTTCGAAACGGCCATGGCCGTCGTGCTAGCCATTTTTGTCAACCGCGTGCGCGGCAACGTCGCACGCCTTCTTTGGAGCGAATAGTTCATGAAAACACTGCGCCTAGGCGATTCCGGCGATGACGTGGGAATGCTGCAACGCCATCTAGTCAGCGCCGGCTACCCCCTCGAGGTGACGAACCGCTTCGACGAAGCAACCAAAGCTGCGGTCATGGCCTTTCAGCGGAAAGCCGGCCTCGCCGACGACGGGATCGTCGGCCCCAAGACCTATGCGGCTCTCGCTGCCGGTAGCGACAATTCGAAGCGCTTGAGCGCGGCGGACCTTGAGCGGACGGCGCAAACGCTCGATGTACCTGTCGCGTGCGTGCAGGCCGTGAACGAGGTGGAGTCGCGCGGCGCGGGTTTCCTGCTGGACGGGCGCCCCGTCATTCTGTTTGAGAGGCACGTCTTCTGGAAGCGCCTCGTCGCGCACGGCGTGGACCCGGAATCGTTCGCTGCGGCGAACCCCGACATCTTGTCGCAGACTCCCGGCGGCTACAAAGGCTATGCGGCCGAATACCCACGTCTCGCCGCAGCGGAGTTGATCCACGCGGACGCAGCGCGGGAATCGGCAAGCTGGGGCTCGTTTCAAGTGATGGGGTACCACTGGCAACGCTTGGGATACGCGAGCATCGATGATTTCGTCAACCGGATGAAAAACAGCGAGGCCGATCACCTCGATTCGTTCGTGCGGTATGTCACGGCCGACTCAGCGCTGCTCGCGGCGCTCAAGGCCCGCGACTGGCCGACGTTCGCGAGGGGCTACAACGGGAAGAACTACGCCAAGAATCAGTACGACGTGAAGCTCGAGCGTGCCTATGAGCGATATGCGGCGCAGGGTGCGGCAGCCGCAGCAGCCATCAGCGAGCCGACCGGTTGAGCAAGATTGCTATCGGCTTGTGCGCCGCAGCCGTCGTCGTCGCTGCGGCGGGCTCTGGCACCTCCTACTTGCGGACTCTGCGAGCGGATGTCGCCACAGCCCAGCGGCAGCGCGACGACGCGCGACGCTCGCTCGCCGATCGCGACGACATGATCCACCGGCTGCAGAAGGACGCCGCTGAGAAAGCCCTGCAACAAGCGCAGCTCGATCGCGCGCATACGGAGATTGCGAGGAAGCTGGGCTACCTTCAAACCACAAATCGGAGATTGATCGATGAGAATGCCGAGCTCCGCGCCTGGGCTGACACTCCTTTGCCTGACGACGTTGTGCGCATGCAGGCAAGCCCCGCTCTCTCCGGCGCCGACGATTACCTTGACCACGTGCCAAGCGGTGAGTCCTTGCACGCTGCCGGCAATGATGCCGCGAACGAACGGGGACCTGAACACCGCACTCTCAACGGCGAAGGCAGGATGGGCACAATGCGCGGCGAAGGTGGACATGATCGCTCGATGCCAAGCGCGCGCGCATCTAGGTGACGCTGGGGCGCAGTCCCTTGAATAAGCCCGCGAGCCTGCGGCGGGCGCTCGCCGCCGCCATTCCCTCGCTCGAGGCCGAACCCGACAGACTGGTCGTGTTCCTCGACGAAGGATCGATCGTCGCGACGGGCACTCGCTCGCTTTCGTTCGAGTACCGGTACACGGCGCATGCGCTCGTAATGGACTTCGCGGGGGATGCAGATTCGGTGTTTGTCGCGCTTGTGGAATGGGCGCGCGAGAATCAGCCGGACCTCGTGACGAACCCGGACGAGCGCGCACACGGCATCACCTTCGAGGCGGACATTCTCAATCACTCGACGGCCGATCTCTCGATCAAGTTGGCGTTGACGGAAAGCGTCGTGGTGACGGATGGGCCGGATGGGAATCGCGTCATCGAGCACGTCGACGATGGCCGCGTCGGGAGCGCTGACGGTCTAAAATGGGTTGCCGCACCGTGAACGACCTCAGCGCAGTCGAGGCGTGGGCCGGTGCTTTGCTAAAGCAGCTCTCGCCTGCAAGCCGACGTGCCGCGACGCGAGAGATCGCACGCGAGCTTCGGCGCAGTCAGCAGACTCGCATCGGCGCGCAGAAAAATCCCGACAGGACAGGGTACGAGCCTCGGAAGGTAAGGTCGGGCGGGAAGAAGCTACGCGGGAAGCGTGGCCGGCTGAAACGCGCGGCGATGTTCGCGAAGCTACGCAATTCGCGGTGGATGTTGATCGAAGGGAATGACTCGGGATTGACCGTTGGCTTCGCTGGCCGCGTTGCGCGCTTGGCGCGCGTGCATCAGTTCGGCGAGAAAGCGGCAGTCGCACCCGGCGGGCCGCAATATCGGTACCCGTCGCGTGTGCTGCTTGGTCTGACGGATGCCGAGCATGAGATGGTCCGTGACCGTTTGCTTCGGCACCTCGATGTGTGAGCAAGTCAAGCAATCAGTCACGCGCCGTCTATACAGAGCTGTCTCTGGGACGGGTGCTACGATGGCGACCCATTCCCTTATGGAGGACAGCGATCGATGGCCTCGGTCAAAATCGACTTGGGTTTCGGTGAACAAGCCATTCTGTCTAACCGGGTAGTCTCGGGACCTTCGACCGCCCAGCGCCAGCGAGATATGGAAGATTTCCTGCGGCGCTGGCCACGGACTCGCTCCATCCATCAGGAGCGCGGTTATCTCACGGAGCTCGGGCTTCACTTGGGCTTTCACCCACCCGGCGTAAATCCCAGCGACGCGAGCGCTCTGCTTCGAGCGGCAGTAAAAAGCGGTCGAGTCGTGGTCGCGATTGAGCGCACGGCCACACGCACAGGAGGCGGTGCCAGTGCATCTCAACCTATGCGTCGAAGCGGCACCATCGAGCCTTCGCGGCGCTCATTCGAAGAGATGGCGGCAGGGCCGAACAATATTTCCTCGACATTGGCTAACGTGGCTCCCGCTGCCAAATCGCGCTCCTACGATTGGCTGTCGAGCTACGACGACGTCACTGCTAACGACCTAATCGCCTATCTCGAGGATTTCGTCAGCCGCACTTCGGGACAGGCTGGTGCCTCCGCCCCCGATGCAGGGCCAACAACACCTCTCGGGGACGCCCAACCATTCGAGTACAGTGAGGACACCGAGCAGGGAAACGTGGTGGACGTCGCGGCGCGCGGCGTCAGCGAAGAAGACGAGGCAGAGTGCTACACCCAATATGAACGTGACATGGACGAATGCAACGCGTACCGGTCGGCCATGGGCGGCGCGCGGTTCATGGAGTCCTGCTCGCAACGTGCCTTCATGAACTATCAACAATGCAGAGGCTACTGATGGCAGAGCATCCGGAAAGAAAGTGTGTCGTCGTAATGTGGTCGGAAGAAAACCAGGCACTGGTCTCTTATACGCTGGAGGTAGATCGGGTTATCGGCGTCACGCAGCGCCTGTTTCCTCTCGAGCTTCCTCTCGCGGACTACGGTGGCGATCTCGACGACGAATTCGCGCGGAAATTTGGCGGCGCCACGTTGAATTTACTGGCCCTGTCGAATCCAGAGTTGAAGCCCCACTTGAAATTCACGCCTGCCGAGGATTGAGCTTTCTACAAGTCCTCGGCCTTTGATCAGGGCCGCCTTCGTGGCGGCTGCTCCCGAGCATCCGAAAAAAATCTCGGGCACCAATAGCGTGCCCCGCTCGACACGTGAAATCTGGCGCAAGAGCAGGCTGCACGAGCCTGACGAACACCAACAGCGCCTTTATAAAACCCGATATCACAATCATGAGCTTCGCGAACTACATGTCGATCTTTGCCATTCTCGGCGCCAATCTAGCATGGGGGATTCTCAATCTTGGAAGTGTCGCACGTTCTCCGCTTCGCATATCCTTGGTGGGGCTAGCAATTTGCGCATCCGGTTTCTTCCTGCAGACTCAAGTTCATCGCATGGAACACGTTCCGGCCTCGTTTGTTGTGGCGTTTCCATTTTTCTCTGCTAGCCGCGACACCCTCGACTTCATAAACAAGATGACCGAAGTTGTTATCTATGCCGTCGGAGGGGGAATCATCACATCGGCTCTCGTGCTGCGTGCTCAACTGCGCTTTCAGAGGGAGATCAAGGAACAAGAGGAAAATAAAATAGAGGCTATCGCCAACATCGAGCAACTCGAGCGCGACCTAAAATTTGCCGATGCAGACGCGCGAATAAGAAAAATTGATAGCGAACAGCAAATTTCTCAAATCCTCATATCGCTAGAGTTACAGGAAAAGAAGCTGAAGGCAGCGAACCGGATATTGCGGTCAGCCGGCTGCTAAGCTACCAGTGCAGCAACGGTGGCATGCGTTCCATAGCTCGCAGCGCCAAATATCCAGTCTTCGCGCAGCCTGTGACACGGGCAAGCGCTGGCACGCCCTTGATCAGGATTGAATGCCCGAGGGTATCGAACGCAAGACGTTGCAATGGCCGTTGCCAGGTCGTCGCAGTCTTGCATGGTTCTCGACCGTCTTGCTCCGGAAATCGCCGCATGATCGGATTGCAAGTCATACGCTGTTGGACAGCGTTTGCGGAGCGTTCACGTGAATCTACCAATGGCCTCGATCGGTCCCTCGTTGCGCTTTAGGGCCAACTAGGCGATGCCTGTTGCTGGGTTGCGACAGCCCGCCCCACGCGCAAGCACCGTACAATTGCATTCGAGCGCTCACGCGTCGGCTATAAGTTAAAATTGTCGCGACGCACCAAAAAATCATGTGAGACCCAACCAGAACGAACTGACTGACGTTCTCACCCTTCCGGAGCACGACCATCATGCATCTAACAAAATTAATACTATCCAACTACAGGAGTTTTGCTGAATCAACTGAAATCTCACTACAACCTGGCATGAACCTCTTACTTGGAGAAAATAATTCCGGAAAGAGCACAGTGCTGCAATGCCTATCAATGAATTCACTGGCGTATGAGCCACATCTTTCACTGGAAACAAAACCATCTCCATCAACCACAATAAGATCCGAGCAACGAATCGCTGTCGAAGCATGCATAAATAAGCATAACGTATGGAAATATCTCGGCGAGCAGGCGCTATTGCCCGTATCCGAGCCAAATGGCGTCGTCACCGTAGATTTTCCTGCTCATTTAAGGAAAACAACCTCGTTGAATTTTGAGTTCGCACACGTTCACGCACTCAACACCTCGCCTCGAATTACATTTTCACAAATCATAGATAAAATCAGATACGGCACAACGATTTCATCCGGACAAAGTATAATGTGCTACCGACCACCCGCCGGAGCAACCATAGATAACGGCATCATTTCACTTCACAACAATATCAACAGTATATTTAATGCCCAGTGGCATGAATTTTCGAAAAGATTATATAGATTTCGCGCCGAGCGGCTTAACACCTACCAATCTCCATTTGGGGCATCAACGACTCTATCCCCTGACGCCAGCAACCTTGCTGAGTGTTTGAACTCCATGCAGTCCCAGCAACCTCACCTTTTCGAAGAGTATATCGAATACGTCAATCATATCTTCCCAACGGTGCATCGAGCTCAAGCGGTTGCAGTTCCGGGCCAGCAGACTGTGGAAATTAGAATTTGGCTAGCGCCGGCCAATGTTCGACGATTCGATTTATCAATTCCGTTGTCGCAGGCTGGAACGGGGATCAGCCAGGTGTTGGCGATACTGTATGTAGCGATGAGTTCCCTCGAACCAATCGTGATAGGCATCGATGAACCGAATAGCTTTTTGCATCCCAAAGCGGTACGCTCATTGCTTCAGATATTGAACAATCTAACAATAAAACATCAGTATATTATTACCACGCACTCCCCGGAGGTGATTCGCGCCGCCGAGCCCAATGGTATTTCAGTGGTTATCAACGATCGAAGTACTTCGCGAGCGCAAAGACTCGATCCAACAAATATCGAACACATCAAAGATGGGTCTAGCCAGCATAGGTACTCGTCTGTCCGACGTTTACGGTGCAGACAAGATACTTTGGGTTGAAGGCGAAACTGAAGAACTGACATTTCCAAAAATCGCACAGCAAATCGCAAGATTAAACATCATTGGCACGATGATACTAAAGGTCAATGCCACGGGTGATTTCGAAGGCAATCGACGCGTTCGACCAAAATTGGTCTTCGACACGTATAGAAGCTTATCTTCTGCTGGAGCACTTATTCCTCCGGCAATAGGTTTTGTGTTCGATAGCGAGGGAAGGAGTCAAAGAGACATGGACGATCTTAGCCGCCAATCGGGTGGCGCCGTCTCCTTTCTAGATCGACGCTGCTACGAAAACTACCTTTTGCACCCCGCTGCGATTGCCAAGGTGCTGTCGAAAAGTTCCGGAAGCGCCATTGACAGCGATCAAGTTCTCGAATGGATACAGACCAACGGGCGCGAGTCCAAGTACATCGACGCCAAAATTTCGATCGAAAACAATGACACACTCCTGAATTCTATCGAATGGCTAAAACATGTGAATGCGCCAAAGTTGTTGGCCGACCTATTCGGATCGTTACCGGAGAATCCAGAAGAATATCGAAAAACGACACACTCCATTGCGCTCACAGATTGGCTACTAGCGAATGCGCCGGACCAACTACATCCAATTGCTGATCTACTTAAGCAGTGCTTCGATGCTGGCGGCCATCAACCTGGAACTGCATCTTAAAGGGATTATTGTCGTATTACTCAGCCATGCGGCGGTTCATAAGCCGAGAGCCGCCGCTCCAAGGCCACCGTAGCCATACGAGCGACGTTGCCGTTTCATCCTTGCACGATTGTCTGCAACGCGACTGCATCGTGTCATCGAATCGACGGTAAACCCCTTCGGCAGGCAGCTTGCTCGGGAGGATCTCAGTGTCACCGGGTCAAATATGCGCAGCGCCGTACTGACGCAACCAGAGGCAGGAACAGCGCCATGTCTTCTGAAGGCTATCGACCATCGTAAGAGGAGTGCGAGTGAGCCGGCGACAATTCCTCGGCCACACCCCGACCTGCCGCGCGCCTCCAAAAAATGTAGCCAGCCCCGGCACTTACATCGCAGCTAGCACCACGCGTGCGCGGCCGGCAACATGGCCGGCATGGACGAGAACGAAATCCACCGCCGCATCCTGAACATGGTCCGCAAGGGCGTCGTGATGGATGTCGACCACGCGAGCTTGCCGCCGACGTGCCGCGTAACGGCAGGCGAACTACAGACTAGCTGGCTTCCGTGGATTGCCCTCACCGCCGGCGAAACGATCGAATGGAACCCGCCGACCGTGGGCGAGCAGGTCCTCGTTTTCTCCCCTAGCGGCGATACGGCGCAGGGCATCGTCCTGCGGGGGCTCTATTCCGAGCACGCACGCGCGCCCAGCAACAATCCCGCAAAGCACGTCCGCGTCTACCCGGATGGCGCCGCCATCGCATACGACCACACGGAGCATTCGCTGAAAGCTGCCCTGCCCGCCGGCGCGACCATGCTCGTCGTCGCGCCGGGAAAGGTCACTGTGCGCACACAAGATGCAACCGTACAGGCCGACGTAATCCAGCTCGACGGTGAGGTCACGGTCACGAAATCAATGACCGTCAAGGGTCCCTTCGCCTTCGAATCCGGCATGACCGGCAAGAGCGGTGGTGTAGGCGCGGCGATGAAAATCGACGGCAGCGCCGATTTCAGCGGCGAAGTTAAGTCGAAGGGTAAAAGCCTGCCGCACCACTCGCACCGTGAACAGGGCGATGGCGAGCTCGTGAGCGAGCCGCAATGAGAGGGATGAACGCAAGCACGGGCCGAACGATCGTCGGCCTGGACCACCTCATGCAATCGGTCGGCAAGATCGTCGCGACGCCGCTGGCGTCGTGCATACAACGCCGCATGTTCGGCTCGGAACTCCCCGACCTCATAGATGCGCCGAGCAACGGCGCAGTGCGCACCCGGTTGTACGCCGCAGTCGCGACTGCCCTGATGCGATGGGAGCCGCGACTGATACTCAACCGAGTCATGCTCACGAGCGACGACAACCTAGCCTCTGCCGGCACGCTCTACCTCGATATCGAAGGCTGGACGACGGAGGCCGGCGATGCCGTGTCAATGCGTGTACCGGTCGCAAACGGGAGCGGGGCATGAGGGCAACACCGATCGACCTGTCGCAACTGCCGCCTCCCGAGATCGTCGAACCCATCGAGTACGAAGCGCTGCTCGCAGAGCGTAAGGCTCGGCTCGTGTCGCTGTACCCCGAAAGCGAGCGGGCGGAGATCGCTGCGACGCTCGAGCTCGAGTCCGAGCCTCTCGTTCGGTTGCTACAGGAAAACGCCTACCGCGAAATGCTGCTGCGCCAAGTCATCAACGACAGGGCGCGCTCGACGCTTCTGGCCTACGCCCGCCGCAACACGCTCGAACATATCGCCGCCCTCTTCGATGTCGAGCGCCTAGTCGTTTCCGCTGGCGACCCGGCTAACGGCATAGACCCCGTCTACGAAGACGACGACAGCTTGCGCGAACGTGTGCAACTGGCGCCCCGCGGCTTCTCCGTCGCGGGCCCTGTGGACGCCTACGTCTTCCACGCGCGCTCGGCGGACGGCCGCGTGCTATCGGCGACGGCCTACAGCCCGCAGCCATGCGTGATCATCGTCACGCTGCTATCGCGCGAAGGCGATGGGACCGCGAGCGCGGAGCTGATCGATATCATCAAGACAGCACTGGAGAGCAAGCGCCCCCAAGCCGACGAGGTCATCGTGCGCAGCGCGACGATCATCCCCTATGAAATCCGAGCGACCCTTCGTTTCTTCCGAGGTCCCGATCGCATCGTCGCCAGCGCGGAAGCAGCTCAGCGAGCGGCCAATTTCGCAGCGCGCATGCATCGGATTGGCACCGAGGTGACGCTCGACGGCATCTACTCGTCACTGCGAGCGACGGGCGTGCAGAAAGTCTTGCTCGATTCGCCTGCGTCCGGTGTTCAAGTCACGCGCGACGAGGCCTCTTACTGCACCGGTATCCATTTGACTGACGGCGGGCTTGTGGATGAGTGAATTGTTGCCGCCAAACGCCACTGCCCTCGAGCGTCGAGTTGCGATCACAAACGCACGGGTCACCGGCATTCCCGTCCACATCGACTCCCTGATGAGTGCAGACGAGGTCCCGCTGCCATTCCTCCCCTGGCTTGCTTGGCATCTAAGCGTCACGTCGTGGAAGGACTCCTGGCCGGAGGAAACGAAGCGCAGCCGCCTCGAGACGGCGATCCGCATCGCTCGAATCAGAGGCACGGCTACGGCAGTGCGGCAAGTGTGCGAGTCGTTCGGCGCGAACGTCGTCATGCGCGAATGGTTCGAAACGACGCCCCGCGGCAAACCGGGCACGTTCGAGATCGCCATGACGGCCGGCACGGCCGACGGCGCACCGGTCACCGCCGAGTGCGTGGCCGCGATCATCGACGACGTAAACGCAGTCAAGCGCGGCACCGCGCATTTCTTGTTCAAGCAGGAACTCTCAATGCTGGGCCGACCCGGAGTAGGTGCCGCTGTGCGCGTGGCCGTGCATGGCCGCTTGAACCTGACCGATCGCTAGGCACACATGGGCACCCTCATCACCATTACCGACGCTGGCCGTCACGCACTTGTCGCTTCCGGACACGAGGGCACGAATGCGCACACGATCGCGGAGATTGGCTTGGCGACGGCCCCGTTCGTCGCGGACAAGGAGTTGCTGACGCTACCAAACGAGCTCAAACGCATCACGACTTTCGGCGGGGACAACGTCGCGCCGGACACGATCCACGTCACGCTCAAGGACGACACAGCCGATCAGTACACGCTGTACGGATTCGGGCTCTACCTCGAGACCGGCGTGCTAGTGGCGGCGTATTGTCAGCCAGAGCCGATCCTAGAGAAGTCGCCCGCCGCGATACTGCTCCTCTCGGCCGACCTGCAATTCACGTCCATCGATGCAGCACAGCTCGTTTTTGGCGAGACGTCGTTCTTGAACCCGCCCGCATCGACCGAGCGGCAAGGCGTCATCGAACTGGCGACTCAGGCTGAGGTCGATGCCGGCACTGACGAGATGCGTGCCGTCACGCCAAAAACCGCGGCAACGCGCTACGCGGCGCTATCGGGGGCCGTATTCTCTGGACCGGTCGAAGTCCCGACGCCTCCCCCCGGTGACCATTCGGACCGCGCGGCCTCGACCGCCTTCGTGACGACCGCGATGATGCAGGCGCACATCGGGCAAATCGTTTTCGAGCCACGCGCCTCCGTTCGCCCCGGTTACCTCAAGTGCAACGGCGCGGTAGTCGATCGCTCCGACTATCCGGTGCTTTGGGCATACGCCGAGGCAAGCGGCGCGCTTGTGTCCGAGGCGGACTGGCAAGGAGGTCAATGGGGCTGCTTCTCGATGGGCGACGGCGAGACAAGCTTCCGCCTGCCCGAACTGCGTGGAGAGTTCATTCGATGCTGGGCAGACGGACGCGAAGACATTGATCCGAGCCGCTCCATCGGCTCGCAGCAAGGCGGGCAAAATCTCTCGCACGCACATGATGCATCCTCGAGCGAAGCCGGGGATCACACGCACAGCGGGTGGACGGCCCAGGAAGGTGTGCACCAGCACGGCGGAACGACTGAGGCTGCCGGCACACACAACCATACCCAGGGAAATTACACCCGCCTACTGCGGCCGCCGTATTCCGGCTCTCTCACAGGCACCGATACCACGGGGAGCGGATCAGAGCTGGCAGTCGGCCCCGGCGACTCGGCGGACATCGTCGCCGCAGGCCATCACGCCCACTGGCTAACCACCAGCGTCACTGAAGCGCATGCTCACTCCGTCGGTTTGAGCGCCGCTGGCCACCATACGCACACCGTCGACATCAGCGTCGATGGAGGAACGGAATCGCGTCCCCGCAACGTCGCACTGCTAGCGATGATCCGCGCCTACTAATTCAACGGCGAACAAACAATGCTGATTCACCACTACAACCCAACGACTGGCGAATATCTTCGAAGCGGCCAACCGGACATTGATCCGCGCAACGACGGTCGCTGGCTGATCCCCGCATTCGCGACGCTGGACATACCGCCGCCACGCACACCCACGACGTGGCCGTTCTACCGCGGCGGGGCATGGGCCCTTCTACCCGACTTCCGCGGCCGGCTCTGCTACCGCACAAGTACGGGAGAGCCTGCGGAGATCGCTGTCCCAGGGCTGACACCAGCCGAACTCGGCTTGACTACCGAGCCACGGCCTTCGCCGCGCCACTCGTGGATCGATGGCGCCTGGACGGTACCGCAGGAATTGATCGAACGCGAGAAGTATGACGCCGCAATGGCCGAGTTCTCGCGCCTCATGGCAGTGGCGCGCCGACACACGATCGGCAAGACCGACGCATACGCCGCCGGTCTGCTCGATGACGAGCAGACCTACACACTCAGAGCGTGGTCGGCTTATCAAATGGCATTGGTTTCCGTCGTCGAGCACGAGTCGTTTCCCGACCTAGCCGATTGGCCGCCCATGCCCGGACCTTTCATCCCGACGACAGAAAGCGAGGTTCGCGTTGATGAGGAGAACGAACCGCCTGAACAGGCGGAAGCGGCCGACGGAGTCAGCGTCGTCTCAAAGTAATGAAACGCTGTCTCCCGCCGGATTTTATTCATCACAGGAGCTGCAAAGCATGCCGCAGGACTACCACCACGGGGTACGCGTCCTCGAGATCAACGAGGGGACGCGTCCAATTCGAACAATTTCAACGGCTGTCGTCGGTCTGGTTTGCACGGGCGGCGACGCGGATGCGGCCGCATTTCCGCTCGACACGCCAGTGCTGCTAACGAACGTCGTTGCCGCACTTGGAAAGGCCGGAACAACGGGCACGCTCTATCGCACGCTTGACGCAATCGGCCGACAAACCAAACCCGTAACGATCGTCGTGCGCGTGGCCGAAGGAAAAGATGCGGACGAAACGACGTCCAACGTGGTCGGCACGGTCACGACTGAAGGCCAGTACACGGGAATGAAGGCGCTCCTTCGCGCGCAATCGCGCTTCGGCGTGAGGCCGCGCATCCTCGCCGCGCCGGGCCTTGACACACAGCCCGTCGCGGCATCGTTCGGCACGATCGCGCAGTCCCTCAGAGCGTTCGCCTACGTGTCGGCGCACGGCTGTAAGACGAAGGAGGAAGCAACCGCGTATCGCCGCCAGTTCGGTCAACGGGAAATCATGGTGATATGGCCTGACTTCCTCGCGTGGGACGAAGTCAGCAGCACTACGGTGACCGTACCGGCCACTGCCTACGCGGTGGGTCTGCGCGCGAAGATCGACAACGATATCGGTTGGCACAAAACGCTCTCGAACGTCAGCGTCAACGGCGTCACGGGCATCAGCGCCGACATATCGTGGGACTTGCAGGACCCGGCGACCGACGCCGGATACCTGAACGAGCAAGATGTGACGACGCTCGTGAATCGCAACGGCTTTCGATTTTGGGGCTCGCGCACTTGCTCGGACGATCCCCTCTTCGCATTCGAAAACTACACGCGCACGGCACACGTAATCGCCGACTCGATCGCAGAGGCGCAGATGCCGGTCGTCGATGGCCCGCTCAATCCGTCGCTGCCTCGCGACATCATCGAAAGCATCAATGGCAAATTCCGCGAGTGGACGTCGCTCGGCTACCTCATCGGCGGCTCTTCGTGGTTCGACCCGGAGCCCAACACGACGGACATATTGAAGTCGGGCAAGGCCTACCTCGACTACGATTACACGCCGGTCCCTCCCCTCGAAAACCTGATGCTGCGCCAACGAATCACCGACCGCTACCTCGCCGACTTCGCCGCGCGAGTGAACGCGTAACGACAGCACCAATAGGAGCGAAACCAGATGGGCATGCCCCGCAAACTCAAAGGCTTCAATCTGTTTCAGAACGGGGAGAACTTTGTCGGCCAGGTTGCCGAAATCACCCTGCCGAAGCTCACTCGCAAGATGGAGGACTATCAGGGCGGTGGCATGAGCGGGCCGATCAAGATCGACTTCGGGCAAGAGGCCATCCAGATGGAATGGACCTGTGGCGGCTTCATGAAGTCCGTGCTTCAGCAATACGGCATCACGAAGCACGACGGCGTCCTGCTGCGCTTTGCCGGCGGCTATCAATCGGAAGACTCAACGGGCGTCGATGCGATCGAGATCGTCATCCGGGGCCGACACTCGGAAGTCGACCTCGGGACTGCGAAGGCGAAGGAAGACACGGCTTTCAAGGTCACGACCACCGCCAGCTACTACAAGCTGACCATGAACGGCGAGGAAATCATTGAGCTCGATTTCATCAACATGCTCGAAAGGATCAATGGGAACGAATTGCTGGCCCCGCTGAGAAATGCGCTCGGCCTGTAACGCTCCCACTGCATAGAAAGCCACGGCCTGCACCTAGCCCACCCTGAAAGGAAATCCATGTTCACCCAGAACGACACGTCGCATCCGCAATCGGAATTCTCCGCATCCGACAGCGCGGCCGTACCAGAGCAGCCCAACCAACACACGCTCGACACGCCACTCGCGCGTGGATCACAGACGATCTCCGCAGTCACCCTACGAAAGCCGAAGTCCGGCGAGCTACGCGGCGTATCCCTGTCCGATTTGGTCAGCCTCGATGTCGGCGCGCTCTCGAAGGTCCTGCCGCGAGTCAGCACGCCGACACTGACCGAGCAGGATATCGCCAATCTCGACCCTGCCGACCTCGTGATGTTGGGAGGCATCTTCGTCGGTTTTTTGACGCCGAAAGCCGTCAAGTCGAAGCTGGACTCCCAGACCGCGTAGAAGACCCCATGGCCGACATTGCGACGGTGTTCGGCTGGCCGCCGTCGACGATGGATGAATTCGGAATAGCCGAGCTGATGGATTGGCGCGAGCGAGCGCGGCAACGAAGCGAGAGCGAATAGCGATGGACAACTCCCTGAAACTGCGCGTGATGTTCGACATGGTCGACAACATGACGAAGCCGCTGAAGAGCGTGCTGTCGGGCAGCAAGGGGCTTGCGCACTCGCTGAAGCAAACCCGACGCGAGCTCGCAGAGATGGCGAAGAAGCAAAAAGATATCGCCGAGTTTCGCGAACTACGGCAGGGGCTCGCGTCGACTTCGTCAAAGCTGCGAGCTGCGCAGACGCACGTGGCCGAGCTCGCGAACCGGATGCAAGCGGCCGGCCCGCGGGCGCGCGCCATGGTCAAACAGTTCGAGAGCGCAAAGCGCGTCGCTGCCGGGCTGGCCTCCGAGCATGAACGGCAGTCGGCTCGCGTTCACCGTCTGCGGGAGCTGCTCTCTAGTGCCGGCATCAGCACGCGTAACCTCGCCGAGCACCAGCGCAGCTTGTCCGCCCAGACCCGCGCGGCAAATCGCACCTTGCGCGAGCAGGAAGAGGCACTCGCGCGCATGGGGCGGCAACAGCAGCGGCTGCACGCGGCGCGTGTGAAGCTTCAAAGCGCCAAGCAAGCCGCTGGCGGGATTGCGTCGGCATCAGTGGCCGGGGGCGCGTTAGGGGGTGGCATTCTCTTCGGCGCAAAGCGGTTGCTCTCCTCCGGCTACGACTTCGACGCGGCCATGTCCAAGGTGCAAGCGCTTGCTCGAATCGGCAAAGACTCACCTGAGTTGACGGGCCTACGGGCACAAGCTCGGCAGCTCGGAGCGACAACAAGCTTCACGGCAAGCGACGCCGCGAGCGGCCAAGGGTTTCTCGCCATGGCCGGGTTCTCTCCCGATCAAATCCTCAAAGCGATGCCAGGCGTGCTGTCGATGGCGAAAGCCGGCGACACCGACCTTGCGAGCACAGCCGACATCTCGTCCAACATATTGACCGGCTTCGGCCTGAAAGCCGATGAGATGAACCGAGTTGCGGACGTGCTGACCATGACGTTCACGACCTCCAACACGACGCTGGAAATGCTTGGCGGCACCATGAAATACGTAGGACCGGTGGCCCGCGCCGCCGGCATGTCGCTCGAGCAAGCCGCAGCGACGGCCGGGCTGCTTGGCAATGCCGGCATTCAGGCGACGCAGGCCGGCACGACGCTGCGCTCGATGCTGCTGAGATTGTCGGCACCGACTTCCGGGGCGTCCGCCGCACTGAAAGAGCTCGGCGTGCGCGCGCTCGATGCGCGCGGCAACGTCAGAGACATACCGTCCATCTTGAGCGACGTAGCGAAAGCCACAGAGCTGCTCGGGTCCGGCACACGCCTGAACTATTTGAAGAAAATCTTCGGCGAAGAGCCAGCCGCTGGCATGTCGGAGCTCATCGCACAACAGGGGGCGCAAGGCATCGAGAAGTATGTGACGATCCTGCGCAACGCGAGCGGCACTGCACAAGGCGTGTCGTCCGTGATGGCGGATAATCTGAAGGGTGACCTGCTCACGGCTCAATCAGCGTTCGCCGACCTTGGAGTTTCGATCTCGGACACGGTGAATCCCGCGCTGCGCATGTTCACGCAGACCATCACCGGCTACCTCGGCCGCGCAAGCCAATGGGTTCAAGAAAACCCAACGCTGGCCCGAATGCTCGGCCTTGTCACGCTCGCTCTGGGCGGCCTGCTTGCGGCCACGAGCGCGCTGGGCTTAGTGCTGGCCGCCGTGATCGGCCCACTTGCGCTGGTGCGCTTGAGCCTAGCAACACTTGGTATTCAAGGCGGACTGCTCACTCGCGTGCTCACGCTCGGCTCAATGGCGTGGCGAGCGTTCACCGCGGCCGGGGTGCTGGCGGGCCGGGCACTGCTGGCAAATCCGATCGGCATCGCCATCGCGGCCATCGTTGCAGCCGCGCTGGTCATCTATCGATATTGGGAGCCGATCAAGGGGTTCTTTGATGGTCTGTGGCGAGCAATACGCGCCGCGTTCACCGAGGGCCTCGCTGCGATCATGGCAACCATTGGCACCTGGTCCCCGATCGCCACTCTCCGGCAAGCGTTCACGGCCACCCACTCCTTTCTGGGATCGCTGCTGCCTGCGAGGTTTGCGACATTGGGCCAAAGCCTCGTAACGGGCCTCGTCCAGGGCATTACAGCCGGCCTCGGGGCAGTCAAGAGTGCGATCACGAACCTGGCGAACTCAAGCGTCGCCTGGTTCAAAGCGAAGCTGGGGATCCACAGCCCGAGCCGGGTTTTCGGGGAGTTGGGCGGCTTCATCAGCCAGGGAGCCGCGCTGGGCATGGAACGGCAGCAAGCGCGCGTCTCACGGGCGGCGCTCGGACTGGCGACAGTGGCCGCGTCAGCGTTTGCCTTGCCCGCGATTGCAACCAGAGCGCCGTTCACAACGGCAGCCGCAAAGCCGCTCGTGCGATCCACCGTACCCATCGACAGTCGGCAACCACTTGCGGCGTCGCAAGCAGCCCCAAGAGCAGCCGCAGCGGCGTCCAGCATCACGGTGAACGTGTACCCGCCCGCCAGTGCGAACGCGGTTGAGATCGCACGCATGGTGCGCCTCGAGCTCGAGCGTGTCGAGCGGGCAAAGCAATCCCGGATCGGCTCACGTTTGACCGACTAAGCGAGGAGGGCATGCTCACATGATGATGTCGCTCGATCAGTTCGTATTCTCGCTAGCGACAGCGCCCTACAGGGAGCTGCAGCGGCAGCGAAACTGGAAGCACCGCACGAGCTCGCGCGTAGGGGTGCGCGATGCGAGCCAATTCACGGGCGCGGGTGCCGACACGATCACGCTAAACGGGTTGTTGGCGCCGGAGAATGGCATCGGCGAAGTCGCGTCGCTCGATAAGCTGGCGATGATGGGAGATTCGGGCGACGCTTACGTGCTCGTCGACGGCATCGGCAACGTCTATGGCGCCTTCATCATCGACACGCTCAACGAGACGGCCACCTACCACACGCGCGAAGGGATCCCACGCAAGGTCGAGTTCAGCCTGACGCTCAAGCGAGTCGACGATACCTTGCTGTCCGCGATAGGACAGGCGCAAGCATGAGTGGCCGCGACAACCCAAGCCGTGCGGATCGCATCGGTCGAAAGCAGCCGCAGGCGGACTACCGGATAACGCTGGACGGGCGCGATCTGTCTCGCCTCGTCGCCCCTCACCTCATCAGTCTGACGCTTTCCGAATCCCGCGCGGAAGAAGCCGACACGCTCGACCTCGTGCTGGACGATTCGCAAGGCATCTTTGCGATCCCGCAACGCGGCGCCGCCATCAGGCTGTCGATCGGTTGGCGCGGCACGCAGTTGGTGGACAAAGGCTCGTTCACCGTCGACGAAACCGAGCACAGCGGCGCACCAGACGTCATCACGATCCGCGCGCGCTCGGCGTCGATGACGAACGCAATGAGCGAGCGTCGAGAGAGAAGCTGGCACCAGCAGACGATCGGCTCGATCGTTGGCGCGATTGCCGATCGACATTCGCTCAAGGCAACGATAGGCGAAGCGCTGGCAAGCATGGCAATCGCTCATATCGATCAGACGCACGAGTCCGACATGTCGTTTCTCACTCGGCTGGCCAAACGATACGACGCCGTCATGAACGTCAAGGATTCGCACTTGTTGTTCATGCCGATCGGCACCGGCAAGACCGCCAGCGGCAAGCCGCTAGACGTACTGCGCCTTACGCGTGCGACTGGCGATCAGCATCGCTATCACGTCGCTCAGCGAGAAAGCTACGCAGCGGTACGAGCAACCTATCACTCGAATGGCAAGGCCAAACGCGAATCGGTGCGAGTGGGTGCGGAAGACAGCAAGAACGTGAAGGTGCTGCCGGACGATTACGCCACCGAGGCAGAGGCACGGGCCGCGGCGCAAGCCGAATACACCCGGACGCAGCGCAGCCAGGCGACGATGAGCTTTACGCTTGCTCTGGGCCGTCCGGAGATTTTTCCGGAGATGCAGGTTACTTTGTCCGGCTTCAAGCCGGAGATTGATGCGATGCCGTGGCTCGTCAAGAAGGCGACCCACACGATCGGCGAGGGGGGATTGACGACAGCGTTGGAGCTGGAAGTAGCAGGCGATCAGACGACTCGCCGACACCGCTCGCATTTCGCGATACGCGGATGATCGGCAACGACTTCGATCCTCCGCTCCCATGGCAGAGCGTCGGCACATCGATATTTCTATGAGACCGCCCCCGATTGGCATTACATGCCGTACCGAGGCCGATCTCGTATCCGATTGCGATGCCGAACCGGAGCGTTTGTTATTATTCGGACTCTTTTACCTGTGGTGCTCGACGATTTAACATCGTCCGTGCCGCGGCAAGATTTGAAATCGCAGCAGTCAGCAAGTCGGATAACGCTTCACGCTCCCCGTCGGCAAGCGGCACCAGCGGTGGTCGCTGCTCGTCGCGGGACGTCGTGCCTTCAATGGCACCACGCCTCGTTGAAGCTGCTCGTCGCTGCGCCTCCACCGACTTCTTCATTGCATTGGGTTGCCTGCTCTTTCCGTGTCTTTCCTGGTCTTTCACAACGTTTCCCTTTTGGCGACGTTACGGCTCGCTCTCTCGAGCCCATCGGCATTAACGCAAATAACGGCCGCCTTGGGAACGAACGAGAAAACCTTCGTCTACGTAGGTTTCTTCCGAGGATGCAGCACCTCATTTGCGCGCAACAGGATAAGTCTCAATTTCAATTTGGCGGGATCGAATAGGAGCGGCTTGCTATGGCGCGTCGTGCAACCACTGCACAGCTAAATTGGAACTTGTTGCGGGCTTTCTCTGAAACCGCCCGGCATCGGAGCTTCGCCGAAGCGGCGCGAGCCGCTGGCGTGCAACGTCCGACGATCAGCGAAAAAATGGCGCGCCTGGAGGCCGAGCTCGGCGGCCGCCTGATGGAGCGACGCGCTGGCAACGACGGCTTTCGCCTAACGCCTCACGGCAAGCGCCTGCGTCGCCTGCTGTCGCATTTCGAAGGGCTGCTTGCGGGATTGGAAATGGAGATGTCCGGGCAGTCGCCTCGCTATGAGGCTACGGACATATTGCGAGAAGTGGAAGACGCGCTATCGGCCCTGGAGCGAGCCAGAAAGGCTCTTCGGAAAGGACAGTAGTTCAACTCCGCTTCTTTGGCCGAGCGTCCGTGCGCTCTCGTTGGTCGCCCAACGCGCGGCGCACGACGTCGGCCGTCTCCGCATTCATCGCTGCCGCTCGATTAGCGGCGAGCCGAGGAGCGCGCTTACTCGGCTTGCCTGATCGCGTGAACTCGCCCGCCATCAAGAAGCCGTTCATCAGCGCCTCTACCGCCCCCTTACCGGCCTCGTTCAACAGCCGGTACTTTCGCAAGACCTCCTGCTCGTCGTCGTTCGTAACGCCCGGGTCCGCATCGTGCGTTGGCAGCCGCTCGCCGGTCAGCACGTAGAAAATGTCGACGCCCAGCTCCCGCACCGCGACCAAGTAGCCGGCATTCAGCCCTCCACCATCGGACTCATACGCAGTTTGCGTGCGACGCGTGACGCCCCCGACTGCTGCGATCTCGTCCTGGCTCAGGCACAAGCGCAACCGCTCCTCCCTCAATCGCTCTCCCACATCACCAGCCATACAGTTTCACCTTACATGTTGACGAGCAACTTTCTGCACATTACACTTTCCTTACGTAACGCAAGGCTACTGAAGGAAAAGTATACCGTCATGACCGAACGCAAAGGCCCAAGACGCATGCCGCGAGGCGTGCTTGCGACCAAACCCGTATATGTACGGCTAATGCCGGCCGAACGCAAAGCATTGGAGTCGATTTCAGCCATCGAGAAGCGATCCATGTCTTGCGTCGCACGACAGATGCTCGTGACCGGGCTCGGCGTATTGGCAGAGGTGCCGCGATGCGAATCCTAAACCGCTGTCCACACTGTCGCACTCGGGCTACGGCTCGCAGCAGCCGCGATATGTCGCTGACGTTCCGCGAGGTCACCTTTATGTGCAACAACGCCGAGTGCGGCCACACGTATGTCGTGAACATGGAGTTCGCGCGAACGCTCTCTCCGTCTGCAACACCTGACCTGTCGCTTCACCTACCGCTTTCGAACCACGTTCGTGAGCGGTTAGCCAAGCAGCTCGAGCTGCCGATCTAAGTTCCTCACCCGTCGTCCTCTTGCATCGTGCCGTTGCGGCGCGAGGGGATTTCTTTGTCTGAAAAAGGAGTACGCCATGTCTCATACCGATGCTTTTGCTTCGCCGAGCACGCAGTTGCTCACGCCAAGGACGCCCTTGCAATTGGATGGGGACGAACGCCGCGAGTACTTGCAACGGCTGTTCAACCTTGAGATCAGGCTCGCCACGTTCATCTCGATCGCACGCGACCTTGGATTCGCCGTGACCTGCGAGTGGGACCACACGGCGCAAATGCCGCGACTGGTCTGGTTTCATTGAAGGACGGCGATGTCCAGCCACGACGCGGTGACCGAAACGGAACTGCGCGCCGCTTGGCGCCGGCTTCATATGGTCGGCAACTACGAAGCGTCCATGCAGCACGGCGCCGTGCGACGCGCGGTGGAAAGCGCCGCTCGAGCGATGCGAGCTCGAGCACACCGTCGAGAACGGGACTACGCGGACAACAAACGCCGCGCGGCCAACGATGCCGACGACTGAGCGCGACGCAGCACGCTCCAGCGCATCAACCATGAGGAAACAGCCATGAAGCTCTACGTCTTTGACATCGGCATCTTGCTGATGCTTTCATCCGCGATGACCGGCATGACATGGATCGCATCGATCAGCCTACGCCGCGCCTCCAATCGGTTCGGTCCGGCCTCCGCGGCCGCAGCGGGCGCAGTCGCACTATTTACCCTCATCGCCGCACTCGCCTGGTCAGTTCCGGCACGGGAGGCCCTATGAAGCGTTCTCCCACCTACCAGCACCCAACCTCCTACGAGGCAATCGTCGCGCACCAATGCGCGCGACACGAGCGCCGCCTGCGCGAACTGAAGCTTGCTGAGAAGGCCATCCGCGCCGTAAGTGCCGATCTCGACTCGCTCGCCAAACGCGACCTGCGTGTAGAGGTCGGCGAGTACTCGCTGTACCTGATCGATCACAAGCGTCACTTTCGTACAACCGGCCGCTCGAAGTCGGCGCTTTACCTGAACACGGGGGTCTTTCGCGAAACCTCCGATCGAGTCGTCAATGCTTTCATAGCCCTTGGATGGGTCGTCGAATCAATCAACGCGGAGCGCAGCACCAGCCAAGCGCTTTTGCGCCGCCCGAAGACAGAGGCACGGATCGTCCTCGATCTATCGAACGAGCTAGCGATAGCGCTTCAAGGCAGGGAGGTCACCGAATGAGCTCGATCAACGCCACCCGAGCACAAGCCCGGCCTCGGGCGCCAAGCGAACCGGCCCCGCACGACGCCGCCCTTCATTCCGCGATAGTCCGCGCTGTCGGAACACTCCCCTTCAACAGCCGCCCCGGGAGCCTGCAACGGCAGTGCACGATCGGCCTGTTCGTCGCGGCCTTGAGCGATCGGCTCGCGCTGTCGTTTCCGCAGTCCGCCCGTGCCCTTCACGACGTCGTGTTCGGCCCGGCAACGGACAGCAATCCATCGGAGTGCGACGGTGCCTAATCACAACGCGCCTTTCGGTCATTTCTCAGTGAATGCAACATGGCTTCGATCGACGAACTGAAACGGCGCATCGACTTGCACGACCTTGCCGATCGCCTCGGACTCAAACGGGGCGGCAGCAAGGTCAGACGCAGTCGTAGCGGCGGCGACAAGGCTCTTTACCATTCGCCGCACCACGCGGACAAAAATCCGTCGCTCTCGATCTATGTCAACGATCCGAAGCACGGCACAGGATGGCGCGACCACAGCGGAAGCGCGGGCGGCTCATGCATCGACTTGGTCATTCACGTGCGCGGCGGCTCCGTCAGCGATGCCCTGCGCTACCTTCACGAAACCTATGCTATTCCGCTGGAGCAGCCCGCCCCGGCAGAGCGACGCGAAAAGTCGACGATCGAGTACATCGCGGATCGATGCCTCGCGCAGAAAGAAAGCGTCCGTGACTATCTTGTGGGCCGCGGCATTTCCGATGCGGCGATCGACGCAGCCCTCGCTTCTCGCTCGCTCGGCTTCAACACATGGACGAGCGCGAAGGTATCCGCCGGTGAGGTAGGTCACGGAGGGCCGGCGACTGCATTCATCGTGCGCGCGCTTGGCGACGAGCGCGTCATCGCCGTTGATATGCGCTACTTGGACCCCGCGCTCAATGGCAACGTGAAGACGCAAACCCAGGGCGAAAAACTCGGCTACGGCTGGACGGCGGACGCCCGAAGGGTCGAGACGGCGCGGCGGGTCTATATCGTCGAAAGCTCGATCAACGCGCTTTCTATCGATACCTGCGAGTTGCCTTGCGTGGCCTCGTTCGCCCTTCGCGGCCTAGGAAACGTCGATGCGATCGACTTCTCGTTCCTGCGAGGGAAACAGGTGATCCTTTGCCTTGACGACGACGAGCCCTTTGCGGAAGGGCATCCACGAGCTGGGCAGCGCCCCGGCCCCGAGGCTGAGTGGGCGCTCTACGAACGGCTGACGAGTCTGAACATCAGCGCAGTCCTGGTCGACAAGTCCTCGTGGCGCGCAAGCCCCGCCGACGAAGAAGCCGGCGGCAAATCGATCAACGACGTCAACGAGTATCTGCAATCGCGTGGACCATCGGAGTTGTCGCGCGCACTCGAGCAATTCGAGCCATGGCTGATCGCGGGCCTGCCCGGCGATGCGACGCGCCGCGGCCGATCGCGCCTTTTTCTCCCATCGCATGACTTCGCACAGTACTGGCGCTTCCGCGTGCGGCCCGACTTCACCAGCTACATCACGAAGATGGACCGCAACGAGGAGTCCGGCGTCGAGACGCCCGTGATGACGGATCTGTGTGGCTTTCGCATCGCCAGCGTCGGCCGCGTGTCTGTCGCAAGCGCGACATCCACGATGACAGGTGACTCCGACCACGCGCCCACTGTGTATTTCGCCGTCTCCGCACAGTCTGCCCGGCACGGCGCAACGTTGCAGCGCAGAGTCATGACCGACGAGCAGTTCAACAACATCGATCAGTGGGCGAAGCTCGGCTGGATTTTTGCGCCCGCGCCGTTCAAGCGCATGGTCAACATACTCGAGCGCAGCGCGGACCTCGGCGCGCGGCAGGCGGCGAACTTCGTCGGGCTGGCTTGGCGGGATGGCCGCCTGATCGTCAACGAAGGCCCGGACTGCTACTTCACGGAAGCCGACAAACAATGCCCGTATCACAACCTGACGTTCCCGAGTGGGCCGATCGCCGATGCACGCCGTGTCATCGCCGCCTATCAGACGACGTTCAAGCAAAACGCCGCAACGATCCCTCTCGTGTGGGCGCTCGGCGGCCACTTGAAAGCGCTGCTCGGCTTTTGGCCGCACATCACGGTTCAGGCGAACAAGGGGGCGGGCAAGTCGACGCTCATCAAGCGGCTCGAGCGCTCGCTCGCGTTCACGATGTTCTCGGGACAGTCGCTTCAAACCGAATTCCGGCTGCTGACGAGCATCAGCCATACGAGTCACCCGGTCGGGTGGGAAGAACTCTCAGCGCGCCGGCAGGACGTCATCGATAAGGCGGTTGGGCTGCTGCAAGAGAACTATCAGTACACCGTCACGCGCCGCGGCTCCGACATGACGGAATACCTGTTGTGCGCCCCGGTGATGCTGGCCGGCGAGGACGTGCCCGTGCGTAGCCTACTTGGGAAGCTCGTTCGCACGACCTTGACCGGCAAACGCGGCCCGCTCCTACCCGACGATCTACCTCGCTTCCCCGTGCGACAGTGGCTCGCATTCCTCGCAGCCCTGAACAAGCGGACGGCGCTCGACGAGTACGCCGGCCTGTGTAAGCAGGCAATGAGCAACTGCCGTGCGAGTGGAGAAGACGATGGCGCGAACCGCATGGCCGGCAACTACGCGGCCGTCGCGCTTGCTTGGCGCTACCTGTGCGAGTTCGCCGGCATGGACCCGAGCGAGGGCGATTTCCGGCGCGACTTGTTTGCCGAAATGAACGGGCACATCGCGGAAACGAGTGCCGATCGGGAGCCGTGGGTCTGGATTATGGAAACCGTGCTGTCCGAGATTGACGGGGGCAACTACAAGCACCCATACACCTTCGATACGGTCGACGGCGAGTTTTCCCTCTTGCTGCGCACAGGACACGTCATGGATCACATCGCTCACACGAGCGCGCTACGGGACAAGTGGAACGCACTGCCCGTGAAATCGGATCGTGTGTTCAAGAGCCAGCTCAAGCGCGCAGGCGTCATCGTTGGCGAGAAGGAAGTCGAGCGGCGGATTTACATGCGCCGCGTGCCGTACCTCACGCCGATTTCCCTGCAACGACTGTCCGCGTTCGGGCTGCACGTCGCTGTGCGCGAGGATTTGGTCAGCGACGCGGTCCAAGGAGGTCACGCGTGAAGAAGCTACTAGCGCTTCGGCCGCACTGCCACCCGGCCCCTTGCTTCGTCGATCAGCTCCGATGGCGCCCCCGTCGGATCGGAAGCCGAAGCGGTGGCCGACCTGAGCCCGCGGGATCAGCGCCGCACCTCACGGGCGCATTTTGTCGCGGGGAACGGGCAGGGAACGCATATGAGTCGTGGTTTTCCGATGCGGCCGCATGTAACTCGTTGATTCGTGAGAAAACCCGCGCCATGACTTGCCGCATGTTCACCACGAGTTGCCCTACTTTTGCCATCAGTCGGATTGTGGCGCCGGCCGCTGTCTTGCCTCATTCTTCTCTCCTTATCTCATTGAAAAAGAAGAAGAAAGAAGGCGAAGAAGGGAAAGAATCTGAGCAAAACACTCACCACGAGTCGAGGCCGTTTTGCCATCAGTCACGAGAGCTGCCTATTTTTCACGCCATCAGTTTTCGAGCGTTGCCATCAGCGATTGATGGCAAAAGATGGCGGACAAAGACTTTATGAAACAGCCACTTATGATCGCCACTCAGCGAAACCGCCACTCCACGAGTTGCGCTGCCAGCGCCTCCTCTATCCTGATGAAAAGCGCCATGCAGAAACACGCCGGCCACCGCGCGGTCGTCAACCGCTGCAGCATCTATCTGAGCCGCTTGCAATTGCGTGAATTGACGGGGACGCCAATCCGCGCACGACAAGTTTTATGGCTCGCACAACAAGGATGGCCTCACGTCGTAGACGTGCATGGACGCGTGCTCGTCGCTCGTGCTTTCCACGACAAACAAATGGGCATCCCCGCATCGGCAGCCATGGGTTCTACGCCGCCGCCGGCACCCGCCCCGTTGAACCTCGGAGCGGTATAAATGGGGCGCCGACCGCGAACAGCTGGCGCGATCCCGCGCTTCCGATCCCGGAAGAACGCAGACCGGACGCTCCGCTACTACTACGATCACGGGCAGATCGAGGGACGCCGCGTCCTCGAGCCACTCGGCAACGATCGCGTCGTCGCCCTCCAACGCTGGGCCGAGCTTGAAGGAAAGCGACTGCCCGCGTCCGAAGCCACGCGACACACTTTCGTCATGCTCGAACGTGAATATCGGCGACGAGAACTCCCGCAGAAGTCTCCCGCGACTCGCCGGATGTATGACCTGTTCCTATCGCGGCTCGCGGCCGTGATCGGCGATCGCCCACTCGACACGCTGACGCCAGCGGACGTCGCGAATATCTGGCAGGCCACCGCCGATAAGCGCGGCGTCGTCACAGCGAACCGCACGAAAGCTGTGCTCTCTCTCGTGCTCAACTGCGGGCGGCTCTGGAACATGATGACCATCGCGAACCCTTGCGCAGGCGTGCGAGGAAAAAAAGAGCACGGCCGAAAGGATGTGCTTATCGACGACGAGCTCTATGCACGCGTGTATGCGGTCGCTGATGTTCCCCTGCGCAATGCGATGGACCTCGCCGATCTTTGCGCGCAACGCCCATCCGACGTTCTGGGCGTGAAGCGCTCCAACATCGTTAAGGGAAATCTCGTTTTCCGCACACGCAAGACGGGCGCCGTCGTCGTCATCCAGATCACGGGCGAACTCGCCATGCTGATGGAACGACTACTCGCCTGGCGCGGTTCCAAGATCGACGTTTCGCCGTACCTACTACGTGACGAAGACGGTAACCCGCTCACCAAAGGGCAATTGCGCTCGCGATTCGACAAGGCTCGGGAAAAAGCCGGCATCGACAAGTCAAAATTTCAGTTTCGCGACTTGCGCGCACGCGGCGTCACGCACAAGGTGATCGAGGAAGGGCTAGAAGCCGGGCAACGCATCGCCGGACACAGCGGACCAGGGATGACAGCGCACTACACGCGCGGCACGAGGCCCGTCAAACCGTCCCGCTAATGATTTTTGGAAACGCGAGGGGCGTTTTGGAAACGTCAAGGGGTTACGCAAACATCACGTAACCCCTTGTTTTATTTGGTGCCGGCTGCAGGACTCGAACCCGCCACCTGATGATTACAAATCAACTGCTCTACCAGATGAGCTAAGCCGGCGTGAGTCGGCGATTCTACTTCATTTCACGACTTTGAGGTGGCCTTTGC